CCCCCGCCGCAAGCGGGCGCGGACCTCTGACGGCCAATTCAAGGCCAACGATCCAACTACCTCGGTAAATGACGCTTGGCTGCCAGAAGAACTCGAAACAGCCAAGGAGATCGACTACAGCATCAAAACAAAGGTCAACCCCACCAGCAGCGCTGGTAAGTACGACAAAACCAGCAAACCCAAAGTGCGCCCCCGCCAAGGCGTAAGAGTCATCGAATACTGATCACATGCCCCGCGAATTTGACCCCACACCCGAGCGCTCTGATGAATCCAAGGCCGCTGAACAAGCGGCTCTGGAGATCGGTGAAAAGCTCGAAGCCGCAGCCAAAGAAGACCAGGAACGAAAGTTCCAAAGAGACGAAGAATCAAACGAGCTGATCGGCGGTAAGTTCCGCAGCCAAGAAGACCTCCTCAAGGCCTACCAAGAGCTCGAGAAGAAACAGTCGCAAGGCGAAGAGGAGCCCGCTGCAGAAGCTGAGGAAGAACCTGCAGAAGAGGCGCCTGAGGTGCCGCCTACTGAGGCTGCTCTCACCAGAGCCTCGGAAGAGTATGCCAAAGGTGAGCTCACTGATGAAACCATCGAGGAGCTCAGCAAGATGGACTCCAAGGACCTGATTAAGGCCTATGTGGAGTTCTACAGCAAAAACCAACAGCAGCAGGCTGTCCAGGTAGAAGCCCAATCCATCTATGACTCTGTAGGTGGGGAGGAGCAATACCAGTCGATGGTCCAGTGGGCCGCTTCAAATCTTTCTGCTGATGAGATCAGCGCTTACAACGAAGTGACCAACACCGGCAGCGCCGCTGCGGTGAAGTTCGCTGTGGAGTCCCTTAGCAATCGCTACAAGAACGCTGAGGGCTATGAAGCACCGCTAGTCACCGGATCTAAGTCGGCACCAAAGGTGCAGGGCTACAGAAGCCACGCAGAACTGGTGGCAGATATCGGGGACCCTCGCTACGAGCGAGACCCTGCATTCCGCGCAGATGTGGAGGCAAAGCTTGCTAGGTCCCCGGACCTTCTCTGATTAACGAACGTTCACCCCGATAGGGGCGGGTTACCCAAGGCTGGAACGCGCATGGGCTTACCTCGTTAATCATGTCTGTAACTCTTACTTATCGCGGCGTCAAGTACACCAAGTATGTCTCAGTTCAAAGAGCTAAAGAACTTTCTAAAGCCTAATTATTTAGAGCTTAAAGAACAGATCTTTCACCCAAACACTGTATGGAACCGGTACGATGGGAACTATGTGCAGGGTGATCAAGACCGACACCGTGAATGGTTTACGCACGTAATCATCTCTCGACCCTCTGATGAGTTTCCTTACAGCTGGCCAGCCAGTTCCTTAGCTAAACTTGCCAGCCATGCGCTCCAGGAGATTCTCAATGATAATGGTATCAAGGTGGAAACCTTCCATCGCATTGCCGTCAACCTAACGGTAAGGCAGCCGGATAATTGGGCTCCTAGTCAGCATCATGATCACGAGTTCGACTATAAACATCTGATCATTTATTTGAATGACTCAGATGGCGATACCATTATGTTCAATAATAAAAAGCAGATTATTGATCGATCTACGCCGAAAGAAGACAAAGTTATATCTTTTGGCAAAGAGTGGCATACTGCCTATCTGCCAATGCTTTATCCTAATCGCAAAGTCATAGTCGCAACTTATACCTAATAGATTGCCCTACCGAGGCATTTAATATCGGCACTTCCGGTTGCAAAACCCGAAGGACGGTTTAAGGAACCCCTGTCCCGGAAAGCGGGGGGCCTGACAGAGCTGGTGCGAAGGGAGGTTCGATTCCTCCCCTGTCTATTGGGCGCGTCCGACCCATAACTCGGCGACAATCGATTGTTGTATAACCTAGGTCTAAATAGATTTAACCAAAGTAGGAGGAAGCCCTGTACGCAGGACAACTTTCACTGAAAAGGAAATGATCGCTAAGACCGACCATTCATCCCTTCTACTTTTAGAAAAGTGGCAAACATTTCTAACATTGTCGGACAAAACGCCGTCAATAATAGCGACATTACAGGCGCTAATTACGCAACCAAATACGCGACCGCGATCAAGGTTTTTAGTGGAGAGGTGTTCAACGCCTTCAACTCCAGCTCGATCTTCCGTGGTCTTGTTCGCAGCTACGATATGCGCGGACAGAAAGCTAAACAGTTCTTGCTGACTGGAAAGCTTTCGGCGGGCTATCATGTACCTGGGACACCAATTCTTGGGGACGCCAGTCTCAAGAGCAACGAGAAAACGATCGTCATGGACGACTTGCTCGTTGCCAGCCAATTTGTATATGACCTCGATGAAATTCTGAGCCAATGGTCGGCCAGATCTGAGATCTCAAAACAAATCGGCGAGGCCTTGGCCACCCACTATGACCAGCGGATTGCACGTGTTCTGACTAACGCTTCTGCTGAAGCTTCTGCTGTTACCGGTGAGCCTGGTGGCTTCCGTGTGCAGCTTGGCGCTAATAACGAGTACAACGCTCAGGCACTCGTGGACGGCTTCTTTGAGGCCGCCAGTGTCCTCGACGAGCGCAATGCTCCTCAAGAGGGCCGCGTGGCCGTGCTGAACCCCCGTCAGTACCACTCGCTCGTGTCCTCTGTGGACACCGGAATCCTGAACCGCGACCTGGGCTCCACTCAGGGCTCCCTGAACAGCGGTGAAGGTCTCTACAGCATTGCCGGAATCTCGATCCGGAAGAGCAACAATCTGCCTTTCCTGGCCGGTACTGTTGCTGCTGTAACTGGTGAAAACAACACCTATAATGGTGACTTCACTAATACTTGCGGTTTGCTGTTCCACCGCGAAGCGGCTGGTGTGGTCCAAAGTATTGCTCCTTCGATTGAAACAACCTCGGGCTCCTTTAGGGTCCAATACCAGGGTGATTTGATCGTCGGCAAGCTCGCAATGGGCTGCGGTTCTCTCCGCACTTCTGTTGCTGGTGCTTTCCTCAACACCTGATATTTTATACCCCTGGAGTCCTTTATGGGCTCCTCGGGGCTCCCCATTCCCTAGATAACTAATGGCAACGAAACTCACGAAACTGGCCGCTGTAAACGTCGTCCTTTCCAATGTGGGACAGGCTCCTGTCACTACTATTGATAACGACAACCCCATGGTTGTCATGGCAGCAAACGTGTTGGACGAGGTTACTAACTCAGTGCAATCTGAGGGCTGGACCTACAACACAGAACGCGACTACCCCTTCACCCCTGACACTTCCAAAAAGATCAATATCCCGAAGAATGTTTTACAGATTGACTCGCCCCGAACTTCTCGTCTTGACGTAGTAATCCGTGAAGGCAAGCTCTATAACAAGCGTGAGCATACTTACAACTTCGACGAGAAAGTAGAAGCCACTGTGATTTGGCTGGTCGAGTTTGACGACATGCCTGAAGCATTCAAGCAATATGTCACTATGCGTGCCGCTAACTTGTATGCAGGCCGCGCTGTAGGTTCTAGCGAAGCCGTCAAATTTGGTGAGCGTGAAGAAGCGCAAGCTCGTGCAGCAATGCTTGAGTATGAAACCGAGCAAGGCGATTACAGCTTCTTAGGTACTGAAGACAATCTCAATATCCCCGCTTATCGACCCTTTGACGCCGCATATCGGTTCTGATTCTTATGGCAGCTATTTCACAAAAGATCCCCAACCTTTTAGGTGGGGTGTCCCAACAACCCGACCCCGTCAAGCTGCCAGGCCAAGTACGTGCAGCTGAAAACGTCTATCTAGATCCCACCTTCGGTTGCCGTAAACGCCCCGGTAGTGAATTCACTGCTTCTCTCGCAACCGGTATCCCTAACGAGTCAACGTGGTTTCCCATCTTCCGTGACAGCAATGAGCGGTACGCGGTGTGCATGTATAGGGACTCCAATGGGTTCCGCGTGCGCGTGTGGGACCTCAATGACGGCTCAGAGCGCACCGTAACAATTAGCGCCTCAGCAGCGGCCTACTTCGGCAATGCCAAGTGGGACAACGTCAATGAGCTAACGATCGCCGACTACACCCTCCTGGTGAATACCACCAAGACGGTGACGATGAGCTCGAACACCTCCACGATCACCGATCACGAAGCTCTAGTGATCATCAACCAGGTGGCCTACAACACCACCTACAACATCGACCTAGCAGACCACTCAGCAGGTGCTTCTAGGGTTTACAGCGCCACCGGCATCGAGGTCATCCCAGGCTCCTATGAGGATGAAGACGGTGGTCTATGTAGC